GCCGCGCAGGGCGTCCACTTGGTATATCTGCGCTTGCGGGGTCGTGTGGATGCGAAGCCAGATGCCGGCGGCAGTGCTAACCGGAGATCCAGTGCCAACGCCTGAGCCTGTGGCGCCAGCGGACGAAACGCCGCCATCTGCATAGCCGAGCCCGGTTGCGCCGCAGGATGACGCGCCGGAGCCGACCGCAAGATCGGATTCGCCAGCGCCAACCGCGCCAGCGACAGACGCGCCAGTGCCGGTTATCGCATTCGACCCAATGCCATCCGTCGTCGCGCCAGCAATCGATGCCCCGGACCCGCCGCTTGCGGTGTAGCCGATACCGTCAGCAACCGCGCCAGCAACGGACGAGCCAGACCCGCCGCTTGCCGTGTAGCCAACGCCACTGCCGGCGGCGCCAGCTATTGAGGCGCCAGTGCCGATCATGGGGTTATGCGGTCAGCGTCACAGGAACGGAGATCGTGAACCCGGTAAGGCCGCTCGGAAGTCCTGTCGTGAACGTCGTGTTGCCGAGCTTGATCGCCGCAGTGCTGGACAGGTTGCCAACGTCATAGACAGCGACCCTGTCGCCGTTGGCGTTGTTCAAAATGGCAAAGGTTCCGGTTCCGTCTGCAACCGCATTTGCTCCGGTGATGGTGTCAAAGGCCACCTCGCGACTGGCGGCCGCCCCGGCCTCGACAGGGTCGCTGCACACAATCGTTGCCAGCAGTGTCTGCGTCGTGATCGCCGTATCTCCGGTGGCCAAAATCGCACCGTTGTAGAACTCAAATTCTGCCGCGCCGGCTCCACTGTTGATGTACGGAATCAGCCCGCTATCAAGCATCGCGTTCGCTGCCGCGTTGGAATATCGCGTGATTGCCATGTCTGCCTCGAATTTCGCCCAAAGAAAAAGGGCCGCACATGGCGGCCATTCGGTTGTTTTTTGGTGCCCCGTTACCTTGGCGTCAGCGTCATCGCCAAGTTCAGCCGGCGCGATTCCGCCGCAGGCTGGAAGCCGAGCGCATCATCGATATCGATCTCGTCGGCGACCGTGCACAGCGTCGCCTCGCCCTCGGCGGACACGACCCCGATTCGCGAATCGTCGTTTGTGTGCGCGTATTCGAGAGCCGTCAGCAAGTCGTCGATCGACGCCTGCGAACAACTCTCATGATTGATCGTTCCGCCAAGCGCTCGCGTGCGCTGGCCAGTCGCGAGCCGAGTGCGCCGCGCCCATGTGCCGTGCTCGACGGTTGCCGCGGTGCCGCTGACAATCGGGCGCTCCGGCACGCCGAGATAGAGCCAGCCGATAGAGCCGGTCGCGTTCACGGTAAGGCGCCATTTCGCGCACGTCGTTGACGCGAACAGCGCAGCCATTGAGCCAGTCGCCCACGGCACCACCTGAGTGATTTTCGTGGTTGCAAAGTTGTCATCGCTGCCCGTCAGCGTAACTGTCGCGCTACTCGGGATCGTGTGCGCCGCAAGTAGCACCGTGTCAGCCGTGCCGCTGGTCGCGATGTCGATCTGAGTCGAGCCGGTCCACGCCATCGATTCATCGCTCGGCGTGCGCGCCTTGCCGGCGCCTGACGATGCGAGCATGCCGAACTGGTAGGTATCGCCGACCGCCCATGATGGCGTCGCGCCGGCCACGAATGCCGTAGTGATTCCGGCTGACAGTGACACGGTTGCGGCAATGTCGGCCGTTGTCCAACTGCCGCCATCAAGGCGCCAGCGGAACTCGCCGCCCTCGGCGCTGAAAGTCCAGCGGTCGCCTGGCTGAAATGCGATTGCACCCGGCGTGACCGTCAGCGACACGCCTCCGTTGCTGTAGCTGCTGAGCGACGTAGTGACCAGCGTGTAATTGGCCAGCGCGCCGACGACAGAGCCGCGAACGCCGATGGTGATCGTGTCGTCTCCGGTCTGCCCGCCGCCGAGCGCAACAGGGTCAGCGCGCACGATGGACCACTCGATAAAGTCGCCCTCTTGGTACGTGCTGCGGCCGTTGGCGAGTGGCGTAGTCGTGACGATCAGTTTGTCGCCCACCGTCAGCGATTCGACGCAGCCGATAGCCGGGCCGAAGCCGAACTCGCGCGTAGCGACCGGCTCGTCTTCGCCGGTGTCTGCATTGGGTTGCATCCGGGCACTGTGGTAGTAGTGGCCCGGTTGAATTGGCAGTAGCCCATCCTGGGATACAAACCAAAAGTCTCCACCATGATCCTGCCACACTGCATTCCCTGTCAGTGTGGCGCCATCAAAAGGGGGCAGCAAATCCCCCGCAATGTAGGCATTCGCGGCGCCGGCTTCGCAGCGGCGCAGCAGTGGCTCAAGGTTCGATGTCAGGTTCTTGGCGCCAGCGATCGCGCGCTGCATGTACTCTTCGATGCTGTTGGTCGTGGTGCCGCCGACCGGCGTAGCAAGGTCGAAGATATCGGTCTTCCACTGCAGCGCGCCGTTGTTGGTGGCCACGAGTAGTGGCGCCATCGCATCGCGGATGTATTCCCATTCGGTGCGGAATGTGTCTTCCACGGTGCTATCAAGCGCGCCGCTTCCGCCCATCTGGTCGTAAATCTGGCGCAGATGAAGCTGAAAGAAGTTGGCGACCATCGTGATGGCCTTGATGTCCGCCTCTTCAAACTTGGCCACCACCGATACGCGCTGAAAAATGGTGCTCAGCGTGCCGGCCGGCGGATACGTCGCCGGGTCCGCAACTGAGTCAGCGGTGAATGCCGCGCTGTCGACGATGCGCAGGCCGGCGTACAGCGTGGCCAACAGGTCGTCATCATCAAGGGTGAAGTAGCAGTTGAGCGCAAGCGCGCCCTTCCGCCACGTCGCGATTTCCTGATACAGGTCTTTTATTGCCGCGGGCAATGCCGCCATAGCATCCCCCTCTGTCGGTGCGATGCCGAGAAAGTCATCGATGGGTCCGCCTGAAATTGGAACGGTGGAACAGTCGCAAGCGGCCGCCGGACGCGGGCGCCATTCGTAGGTGTAGGTGCGCGTCTGCGCCTCGCTGCCGAGTAGGAAATTGCGCGTGCACATGGACGGGATGACGCCGCCGGCAGTGCGCGGCAGCAGGTCGAGAACGGCGCTGCCGTTGCCCTCTGGAGATACGCCGGGCTGCAATTCCTGCGGGATCGTGAATCCGTAGGTGCCTCCGGTCCACGCGACGCCGCTGATCGCGTTGTCGAGAGTGCCGGACACGCTGCCCGTCACGGCCCATATTTCCGATCCTGGAATCGGCGCCCCAATGCACACGGAGCGCAGAATTTCAGTCGGTGAAGTGGCGCCCACGGTGAGCGGAATCACGGCACGCTTGATGTAGTCGGTGCCGTCGCGCGCGCTGCCTGCGCTGTAGCTCGACGTGTAGACGCTCAGGTCGTCGCAGGCCATGCCGCCCGGGCGGCGGTCCTGCGCGATCACGCCGTCAACTTCGATCAGCGTGGAGTCGGCTGCGATCTTCGCGAGCAGCGAGTAAAGCGTGGTGATGTCGGTGTGCGTCCGCGCCACCGATGCGCCGTCAAGTTCCTCGACCGTGCGCCCGCCGGTGATGACGTACACAAGCGCGCCAATCGGCACAGGGCGCTTCAGAGCGGGCGACAGGTGGTAGCGGTACGCGCCTTCTCGAAACGTCTTCCAGTGCCTGTAGACGGTCACGTCGTCGCCGAATCGCAGGCGCGGTGCAGTCGTCGGAACGGTGCCCTCGGGTTCAAGCAAGACGGCGCCAAAGTTGAATTGGTCGCCCGTGAACTCAGAGGCGCCAGCGCTCATCTCGCTGGTAGTCGAATACTCCGATGCGGTTGCGGTCAGCCCCGCTTGCGAGATCCGCACAGACAGATTGTTGCCAGAACTTCCAGTTGCCTGCGCGCGCAGGTTGACCGACTGAAACGGCGCCCACGCGGCGCGGGTTTCCGTGCCCGTATCGAGAACGGTCACGGTGAACTGCTGCGCATTCAGGGCCGACGTAGCGCCAATGCCGCTGATGGTGCCGTTGCCGACGCCAGCGAATACGGGCGCGCTGATCTGCGGCGCACCATTGATTGTGGTCGACGTGACTTCGATGTCGAACACGGAATTGTCGGCGCCCGTATAGGCACCAGTGAGCGACACGATGCCGCCGCCGTCAGCGTCACGCGCGGTCGTCTCAAATGCCTGCGATGCGATGATGTTGGTCGCCGCAAGCGTGGCGTCCGCAATCAGGTTTGTGTCGCTCGTCAGGTATCTCACCGGCGAAGGGCTCCGAGTTGTCTTAGTTCGCGCTCAATGAGCGGCGCAAGGTCGCGGATGTTTTCCGGCGTGGCGCCGTTCTGATTGATCGTGATGTTGATCGGTGATGTGTTGGATGCAGCCGCCGTGGAAGATCCGCGGCCGCCGGTGCTGGCTGACGTCGTCGGCGCGGCTGGCGCATAGTCGCGGACGGTACCGTAGTTGATGCCGGCGGCGACGCCGCGTGCTTCGCTGTTGCGTTTCACCTCATCGGTGTTGCGCTGCAAGGCCTCGGTATCGCGCTCCGTCTTTTCGGTGTTCTGTTCGATCAGCCGCGCCAGTTCCTTGATCTTCTCGCCCTGGTCGCCGTATCGGGCGATCAGCTGCGCCTCGATCTGCGCCGACTCGTCGGCCTGCATGGCCAGGCGCTTCTCTTGCTCGATCCGCTGGTCAAGGATCGTCATCAGCTCCTTGTTGGCAGCGATGCGGCGGTTGATCGACTGGATAAACAGCCGGTTGCCTTGAAACGCCGACGAGTCCGCGGTCTGCGCGGCGTTGTCCAGCGCGGACATCGCGACGGTAAAGGTCGCGACGGTTTCGGCGGCCTCGGCGGACCGGCTGGCCACGTTGCCGAACGAGTCACCGGCAGCGTCGGCGGAATCACCGGCTTCCCGCGTGGATTCGCCAGCATCGCGGGCGGCGCCGGCCATGCTGCGGAAGTTGCCAGCGGCCTGCGATGCCTTGTTGCCCGTGTCCTCTATTGCATCACCAGCGCCCGCGCTGGCCTCACGCAGCTTCGCAATGGCGCCTTCGGCCGCGGCGATCTCTGCAGATAGCTTGGCAAACTCGATACCGCTGGTCTTGCCGCTGTTGATCAACTCCGTCTGCTGGCGGACCAGCCGCCCGAGTTCGGCCTCATAGGTCGCCGTGGTGGCGGCCGTCATCGTCCGGTTCAGTTGCCGCTGAGCTTCCGCCAGTTCGATCTCTGCGGCCGTCACGCGCATAACCGAGTTGGCCACCGCAGAGAATGCCGGCGGCAGGCTGGTGGCGTTGGCTAACTGGTCCTCTAGAGTCTTGTTAAATGCATTTAGCGGACCGACCGCGGACACGGCCTCCTTGCGAAGTTCGCCGGCACCCTTGGCTGCATCGTTGGCCGCCTTTGCTGCCGCATCCGCTCGCTCAGCGATTCGCCCGAGCGCGTCGCCCGTAGAGATAAATGCGCGGTCTCCAATCGCTGCGAGAGATAGCGACAGCGACTCCGCCTCGTCGCTCACGCCACCGAGCGCGCCGACAAGGCCCGCAAGGTTCAGCGACACCGCAGCAATGCTGGCGTTGAAAGATGCCGATAGCCCGTCACCGAAGTTGGCGCCGGATGTCAGCGTCAGGCCGAACGCCTCGCGAAGCCCGGCCAGCTCCACCTTGGCATCAGCAACAAATTGCGCTGTGGCCGCAGCGGCCTGCTCGAAGTCGAAGCCCTCGACGAACTTCTGAACCTCGACGAGCCCGTCAGCTACAAACTTCGCGATGTCCTGAGCAATCAACTTGAACTGCTCGGACTGCGCAAACTGGTTGATCTTCGTTGCGAAGTCATTGAACGCCAGCGCCAGCGGCTCAAGTAGCGGAGTCGCCAGCGCAATCTTCATGTTCGCCAGGGACTCTGCCAGGCGCTTCTGCGCAAGCGCGAATCCATCGCCGAGTTGATCGCTTGCGCGCTGACTGGCGCCCGCGGATTCCTCGATAGCCTTGGTGATGCCGGCCAGCGACTTGCCGCCCTCTGCCAGCAGCAGCTTAAGCGTGGCGCGCGGCTTGTCGCCCAAGCTGGACAGCACCTTTTCGCTGAGCGCTGCATCGGTCGCCAGCTTTTGCATGACGCCGGACAGATCGCCGCCGTTGATGCCCGCTTGCTTCAGCGCCTCGCCAGCCTTGCTGGCTGGGTCATTCAGCTCCTGCAGCACCTTGACCAACGCGGCGCCACCGCGGCCGCCCTCAAGTCCGCGCTCTGCCAGTGCGCCGATCAGCGCGACAGTCTCATCAAGTGACAGGTTGGCCTGCTCGGCAGCGATGCCGGCGCGTGCGACGCCTTCTTCTATTGCTTTGGTCGACGTGCCGGCCGCAATCGCGGTAGCTGTCAGCGAGTCAGCAAGCGCGCCGATCTTGGCCGGCGCCTCGCCGAACGCATCGAGCACGGCGCCCAGGCCGCCCACGGTTTCAGCCAGGCCGCGCGTGTTGGCTTGCGCGTAGGCCACGACCTCGCCGAGGTTCTGTGCTGCCTCCGTGGCGCTGGCGCCGTCTTCGGCCATGAGGCGCAGCGCATCGGCCGCGGCAGTGGCGCCGGTGGCGGTTCCTTGAAGCGCCTCTTGAACCGCATCGCGCAGCAGCTTGGATTCTTCAGCCGTCGCTTGGGTGCGTACCTGCACTTCGAGCAACTTCTGTTCGTAGGCGCCGGCATCGTTGACAAGATCGCCAAAGAAAGCGCCGACCGACGACAGCCCGCCGAGCGCCTTCCCGGCGAGCTCGCTCGCCTGATTGATCTTGACCAGCGAGGCACCAAGCCCGCTAACGCCCTGCTGAATCGACGCGAGCCCTTTGCTTACGCCATCAATCAGTTTGAATTGCAGCTCGACGTCTTGCTTAGCCACTGGCGAGCGCTCGCGTAAT